ATGTTTACTTACCTTATAATGTATTTAGATGTCTTATAAAGGAAAATATAAACCAAAGCATCCAAGAAAGTATAAAGGGGATCCAACCAATATAATATACAGATCTCTTTGGGAAAGAAAATTTATGACTTACTGTGATAATAGTAATAACATATTAGAATGGTGTAGTGAAGAAATAGTTCTTCCATATCGTTCACCTATTGATAATAAAGTTCATAGATATTTTCCAGACTTCTATATAAAAGTTAAAGAATCTAATGGTATAGTTAAAAAATATGTAATCGAAATAAAACCAAAGAAACAATGTCTTGAACCAAAGATTCAAAAAAGAAAAACAAAATCATATATCTATGAAGTTTGTGAGTATGCAAAAAACCAAGCAAAATGGAAAGCTGCAAAAGAATTTTGTAAGGATAGAAAATGGGAATTTAAAGTATTAACAGAAGACGAATTAGGTATTAAGAAATGAATAGTTACCCAACAGACGACAATAGTAATAGAATTCGTGGAGTTATTGATGATTTAATAGGAACAGAAGATTCAGAAGATCTAATGATTAACCTAATGGAAGCACTTAATAGTAGTGTTACTCCAGTTCCTGATGCAGGTAGATATTATACATTTATATACAGACCCAAAACACCAATGATTAGGTATGATGCTCATCCATTAGTAGCAGTGACAGATGTTTATCGTTGGGGATTTCGTGGAATGAATTATCATTGGGGTGAAATGAGACAATATACTTGGAATGAAGTAGTCGGACAACTATATGAAATATACTCTGATGAACTTTCTGATGCAAGAGAATTACCTTTCTCTAAAATTAGTCTAAATACTTAAAAAAACAATAATGGCTTCATTCAATTATAGATACCCAAATAGCCAATTAGAAAGAGATAGTGATTTTTTAGAAGTTAAAGTCGTTGAATATAAAGCGCCTGGATTTGATATGGGAAGTGATACACAAGCACTTTCAATGGGTACTTCTAGCAAAGCATTAAAAGGAAATATTGAAAATCCATTAGGATATATTTTCTTACCGATACCAGAATCTATTCAAGATAGCAATGGTGTATCATGGGGTGAGGATGGTATTAATGGTTTAGCAGCAAAAGGATTTGAATTAACTAAAGGCGCAATGCAAAATGATAATCTCTTTAAAGGACTTGGTGGTCTTATAAAAGGAGCGGGAAGTGCATTTGGCAATGTTGCCGTAGATGGATCATCAATGGATATGGCAACTACATGGCTTGCTTCTGAAGCAATGAATACTCTTGGTGCTAATACATCTGTTGGAGGATTATTAGCAAGGTCAAGTGGACAAATATTAAATCCAAACACAGAACTTCTTTTTCAAGGTATTCAATTAAGAGCTTTTAATTTTGATTTTGATTTTGCACCCAGAGACGAAAGGGAGTCTGAAACTATTAAAAAAATTATTAGGACATTTAAAATTAATATGAGTGCTAAAAACTCATCTAAAGATAGTAGCACAAATGGATTGTTTATTAAATCACCGAATGTATTTCAATTAAAATATAAAACTGGTAGTGATGATCATCAATTCTTACATCAGTTTAAACCAATGGCATTATCTAATATGGCAGTTAACTATACTGGTTCTGGAACTTATTCAACTTATAATGATGCAACACCAGTTCATATGAAACTATCATTATCATTCCAAGAACTGAATCCAGTATATGCTGAAGATTATGAAGAAGAACAAGGATTAACAGGAGTAGGTTACTAATGGGTTATTTCAGAGAGATACCAAATGTAGAATATCAATCACCATTTAGTGATAGAATTTCTAACTCAAGTTACATACAGGCTAAAAATTTATTCAGACGAATGAAAATTCGTGATGATCTACAGAGTATCTTTACGGTCTTCAACAAATATGTAATCAAAGATGGTGCAAGACCTGATACTGTTGCAGAAGAATTATATGGAAAACCAACTTATGATTGGGTTGTTGTATTATCTTCTGGAATTATAAATTTAAGAAATGATTGGCCACTATCAAGTAAAGATCTTTATGAATTTGTTTCTGATAAATATGGTCTTGAAAGAAATAGTATACACCACTATCAAACAAAGGAGATTAAAGATAGTTCTGGGAAATTAATTCTTCCTGCAGGAAAACATGTAGATTCTAATTTCTCTGTTACATATTATGATAATGGAGCATCAGTAACACCAACCAATTCAAATACTGTAGTGGGTGTTAGTAATTATGAATATGAAGTAATGAAGAATGAAAAGAAAAGAACAATATATGTACTGAAAAAAGGATTCTTACAACAATTCCTTACTGATATGAGAAATGAAATGATTTATAAAAAATCATCTCAATATGTTAATGAAAAATTAATTAAGACAGAAAATACTAGAGTTACGATATAAAAAAAGGGGGTCGTTAGACCCCCTTTTATATTATTCTGCTAATTTAGCAAAGTATGATAATGGATCATCTTCATCTTGAGTAGATGGAGTAGAAGTAACAGTTGGTGCAGCAACAGCAGCAGTAACTAATTCTTCTGCAGAACCACGATCATTATCTTCGTCAAAAGTCTCTGCATCTTGACGAGCAGGAGCTTTGTTTCCTAGAACATAACCAAGACGCTTCTTCAATTCATCATAAGATTTGAATTGATCAGCAGCAACGAACTCTTGAAGAGAACTTTCCTTCTTCCAGAGTGCTTCCAATGCATCATCATCACTACCCTCTAAAAGAGGACTCACAGCAGCAAACTCTGAAGAGTCATAGTTTCTATAACCAGCAACGTTCTTTGCCTTCAACTTGAAGTTAGCACCTTGCCAGAAATCAAATGGATCAATTGCTTCCTCATCCTCAAACTCTGGTTGCATTGCTGCAGTAAGTTTGTCAAAGATTTTCTTCCCATACTTATATAAGAATACTTTACCTTCGTTTTCTGGATTAGCAGGATCCTTTACAACATAAATGTTACTGATGTAAGTAAGCTTACGCTTTTGCTTACGTGCAGTATCTTTACCTTGATCAGTACCATTGTTCCATAGTTGAGTATTATACTCTGAAACTGGATCTTTCTGACCTAATGTAGTCAGAGAGTTTTCGATATACCAACCACCAGGTCCTTGGAAGGCATGGGAGTATAGTTTTACGAATGGTAGATCTTCACCATCTGGTGCAGGTAGGAAACGTATGACAGCATAGCCATTACCTGACTTGTCTACGTCTAATTTCCATAAACGGTCATCACCTGATGCACCGTTAGTGTTCATTTTTTCAACTTCTTTAACCAGTTTTGCGGTTAAAGAACCTAGTTTAGATTGCTTTTTAAGATTAGCAAACGACATTGATTACCTCGGATTAAATTGGATTCGTTGGATGTTTATATTATAACAAAAAATTGATAGTTAGTCAACATTACTCTGCATTTTTTCAATAGTTTTCTTCATACCCTCAAATAAAGTATTCATATCAGTACCTTCAGGGAAACCCATAAGAGTAACTGACTTCTGCATCTGCTCTTTAAGAGCAATTGCTTGTGGGTCATCTGATAATGACAAACGTGCGTACATAATACGTTGTTTATCTAACAGTTCAACTAGTTTTTCAATATGTTCCTGCTTTTTTTCACGATCTAAATCTAAAAATATAAAAGCATTAGTATATACAGACTTTTGAAGATCATTAATCTCCTCAAGTTCTTCTTGTATAATTTCAGAATCAAAAAATTTACTCATGGATAATTTCTCTCAATATTTTTTTATATTGGAACACATTAATATTTAGGAAAGGAATGTATTTTTTTATCTTTAAACTGACGGATTCCCACACTGGATCTTTCAACTTCCCATCAAAATTTTTTACGAAAGAAAAAACTTTTTCCAGTATTGTAAGTGTCTCTAAAGAAATCTCTCCACCCAGATATTTTTTTAGTAATGGTGGGTGTCCCTTCGAGCAATCGAATACTTCGTTCAAGTTTTTGTTGGACAGCAATTCGTTGCTTTGTTCTTTGAATAAGTAAGTCAAACTCTGTTTTCTTTTCATCCATTGTGAGTAATTCCTTTCTCCTGAATTAATAATTTCTCCAATCCATAAGTTTTGTGGATTGTCAGTAGATATAAAATTTGCTAAAAGAAAGTTTAGCACTTCTTCATCAGAATATTTTCTAGATGTTTTCTCAAACCAATACTTATCCTTTCGTTTATTAAAGGCAGACACTGTAGCCCTTGACTTACCACCATATTTAAAAAAGTCATACTTACCATTAGTGAAATGACTTTTCATAGAAAGATAAGTTTGGTAGGTTTCAAATGGCGTCACATTCATACCATCTTATCTCTTTCAACTTTAAACGTATTCATCATACTCATAGGTGCATACCACCCAGTCAATATATATTTGGTTCCACTAATAGGAGGATTACCTCTATGTAAATGAGTAAAACTACCAGGCCAAACTACACCAGTATTTGCTTTTGGTTTTATCCTAAGTTGTTGATACAACCATTCAGTCTCTCCACCTTCCTCAATATCATTAAGATATACCATCCATGCAAGAACACGATGTCTATATGCCCATGAAGTATCTTCACAATGAAACTCATGATAACCTTCTAATGGTTCCGTCTTTTGAATAAGTACAGAACCACTCCACCAATCAGTACCTTGTTCTTGAAGATAAGGAAAATCATTTATAAAATGACTGAACATATTCTCAAGAAGATATCTATTAATATCAACAACTAACTCTGTCCAAAAAGGATCTAATGCTATCTGACTATCTTTTCTATGCTTAAGAGAACGATTGTTCCATGTTATAGTTTGATTTGTAATTTGAAGTAGATGTTCTATCAACTTATCAGGTAGAACATTATCATAACTTCTAATAAAATTTTCAGTTTGAGTCATTTTCATATTCCTCTATATTATCTAGTTCGGTTATAGAATCAACAGGAACTTCATGTCCATTAATACTATACCAATGTTGTTCTACACCTATACTATCTGGACGAACTCCAAGATATTTAAGTTCTGGGAAATTATGTTCTCGCATCATTGCCTGAAGACGATAATGCATTAATTCAGAATGAGTTGGCATTGTAGAAAGGATTTTTTATTTGGGGAGAAATAAAATAGGATTTAGTATATGGAATTCCATCTTTTATACCATGCTCATGAACAGGAATTGAAATTCTAGTTTCAATAAATGTTTTTTGATGAGGTGGCATTGGTGGTAGATCATATGCAAATGGCATAATTACAAAGGAAGTTTTGCTCTTGATGTTTTCTTCATAAAATTAAGATTAATAGCATCATATTTCAGTCGTTCTTTTAATGGTTTTGAAATGAGTTTAGATATTGAATCAACTTCAATATCATTCATGTCACAATACTGACAGATGGCATCAATGTAATTAATTTTTTCTTCAGCAACAATAGTTTCTATCTCCATTGAAAATTTAGCAGGAGTTAAAAATTTCTTTTCTATTGCCTTTTCTAGTTCTTTATTTGGTTCCATAGATGTCCAATTTATCGTTAACAAATTTTGTAATGTATTCTCCGAGGAGTTTGATATATTTTGCTTTGTCTGTTTCTTCATAGATGACACATTCTCCATTTTCACAAGCCATAATAATTACAAGTTTTTTAATAGAGATATCTTTCATCTCATACAACATACATCCGTATGCCATTGCCTGAACAAAATAATGTTCAATCCACTCTCTTGGTTTAGGTTTTTTAGATGTCTTAAAATCTATTATTGCCAACTCACCATCATATTCTGCAATACAATCAACGGTTCCAGCAACTCCCAATTGTTTACTATATAATGGTCCTTCAAGAGCATATATATTATTTATTAAATTGAGTTTAGGTTTTGCAATCTTAAATAACATATCAGAAATAGGAGGAACTTTAGGTAGTTTCTCATCATTTTTTAAATAATGTTCTGTAAGAGTATGCATATCAGTTCCACGGGTTGTTGCCGCTTTCGTGATCTTATCTGCTGTCTCATTACCAACCCTTTTTCTCCAATTAATAAAGATTTCCTTATTAAAGTGACTAGTTACCGAAGTAATAGAAACCATCTTAATAAGTTCCTCTTCATCAGGAACTTTATAATATCTGACTCCATCTACATGTTCTCTTTCAAGAGGTTGTAGATCCAAGTCAACATGATCAAACATTACATACCTGTTTCAATACTATTATTATATCAAACAATAGTGTTTTATGCAAGTAGGAATATTATACATGATAACCACTAACCCTATTAGAAGTAATATATTCTGGAGGTGATTGTAAATAATATACAAAAAATACTTGAAATAATCTAAAGTCATCATCATTAGGCATCCAATAATTGGTTGCAGAATGTAACTGATTACCACTATATGCAATGCACCTATTATAAAAATTTTTTATCTCAACTGTAGTTTCATATTGACTATTATTTGCAACTATATTTTTTCTATACCATTTAATATCATCAATTTCACAATAATTAACTGTATTACTTTTTTCAGGAATACCTAATATCCTTTCATATTGTGGTGGTATTTTATCATCATTATTTTCCAATACATTAATATATTTAAAATTATCAATATCACCTTTAGGGTAATAAATGGAAGTTCCATTATCACTTAAAGGATTGGGATCCAAATAAACTACTCCAGCTATATCAACATTACCATCAGTATGAATCCAACCATTATTTACTGGATCATCAGGATCATTAGAAAATCTATATATCTTTTGAAAAAATGTTGAACATCTCATTTTTAATCTTGTTGGTCTCCAATCATCAAATAATGACATAAACTTATCAACAGATTTTCTATAAAATTCTTTATCATATTTTTCTATCGGCATAGATCTTAATCCTGGATGAGATCCATACTTATTATCCCATCCATCCAAACTTAATGCAAAATTTCTTACAGCATGTGGATTATTGTAAAAATTATCAAAACATAATGAAGGGTATTTAAATCTATTATTACTTTTGTGTATATCCAACCATTCTTTAGATAGACCCATTACATACCCATTTCAATTTTGGCAGTAAGATATTCTTTAACTAATCCTGAACGAACGATATCATCAATACCAAACTCTATTATATCAAAGGATGGCATTTTACGTAAGATGTTCATGAAGTCCACAATACCATTACGATCATTGGTTTTAACTAAATCTGACTGACTGGCATCTCCACAGAAAATAATCTTGGTATTCTCACCCACTCTGGTAATAATACTATCCAATTCATGGAAGTTTAAATTCTGAAACTCATCTACTATTATAATAGAATTATCTAATGTAGTTCCACGTAAAAATGATGTACTCCAAAATTTAATTGTATCCTGTGCCTTCAGATTACCATAAAGCATCTCAAAGTCTGCATCAGATGGCATCTGAAACATATACTTCACCATATTCTTATAAGGAATCTGGTA